ACCCAATGCTGTTAGAATTTGGTTAATGATAGCTAACCAAAGCAAAACTGTACGTGTGAGTGTTCCTTTGTCGATTGTTTTCATGTTCTTTCTCCTTTTAAAGTATTTTAGTAATTATATATCCAATAACAGTTACGGCAAGAGTAAGCATAAAGCCCCAAGCCCACTTATTATTGGCTTCCATTTTTTCTATAAGTTTTGCATTTGATTGGGCTATTAAAAGTGCTCGTTCTGCTTTATCCCGGACTGTTTCATAGTTATCCAACTTTGTTTCAATTCGAGCTAATCGTTCGAGCACTTCTCGCCATGCTTGCTCCTCCATAACCCCTACTTTCTAATTTTTATAATCACTGTAGCAATCCATCTTCAACCTCATAAACTTTTGATTGAAACTCTGATTCATCATCCCGAACTTCTTTTCTATTTGCGTCATACAACTCTTGATTGGTAATGTTTCGATTAAACGTAGAACTTCCGGTGCCTTTAGGGATTTGAGCGCTAAAGTATGCCACTTGTTCTCCATTAATTGTTGAAACTCCTGTAACTGAAATTAATTGCGTAATTGTCAAAGCCATTTTATATTTCCTCCTCTAATTTATCCATAAGCAAGTCATAGATTTCTGCATCATATCCTGATAATTTAGTGTCAAGCTGGTCTAGGTTTGTAACTAAAAACTTAACCTTCTTTTTAATTTCATCAAGATTAATTGAAATTTCCTCATCAAATAATTCTTCTTGTTCTTTGATTCCTTCCTCTCTTGTATCTTCTGAAAATTCAACATTTCCATTTTCTAATCGAATGATTTCCCCATTGTCATCACGTTTTCCAAACTTTTCGATAATTTCTTCTAAATCTTCTTTGAGTTCAGTGTGCTTTTCCAACAATTTTTTGACAAGTTTTGAGCGACATCTGCTCGCTTTGGGTGAAAGCTCAACTGCTGATAAAAAATTAATAATTGGTGCAAGTTCTTTATTTTTAAGCGATAGCATCTATTTTTTCCTCTACATTTTCTAATTTTTTAACCAATTCTTGAATGGCTAGCCAAGATAAGGACGACATAGCATATAAATTGACTGTTTTACCGTCGTTGATGATGTCGGGCAAAGTGAATTGCTTTATTTGATTAACATCGTCAATGATGGGCGATAATTGGCGTACTTTTGGATTGTTCTTATATGAATATTCCACAATGTTTGTTTCACAAATTTCTTTTAATGCATCACCCTTATATTCTCCCTTAACATTTTTCAAAGATAGACGAGAAACTGTGTTAAAGGTCCCAGCTGCATTAACATTTTGGTTGAACCAAAAATACGAGCCACTCCGACCACCAGGCACGCGGAAATTCATGGTACCAGCTCTCTTGTCATATTGAATGCTGCCTTCTTGAATTCCACCACCCATTGCTAAATAACCATTTAGTGTTAAATCAGAATGATTAATTTGCGGATACCAAAAATGAGCAGTGTCGTAGATATTCAATGATTCTTTAGCGACATTTGTATTCGTTCCAATATCCATGTCACTGTTAGCTCTAAGCATGAATGTAGAACCATCAGCACGGGTCAAAGCTACATATTTAACCCCTGCGTTATAGCCACCAATATATAAACCCTCACTATTTCTTACGACACCGCTGCTATCTTTCCACTTTCCAAAGATGATTTGAGCTTTGCCTTGCATTCTCATTCCGTCAGGTTGAACGTTAGTATAAAAATCATTGTTGAAAAGGTCTAAACTTGTAGCTTTAATCTTATCGGCCGTAATGGAGTAGGCTGCAATCAGATTCGCGTTAAGCGTACCTGTTGAGATAGCTCCGGCATCTAAATTGATAATACGTACTGTTGCAGCGTTTATCGTACCTGCCGTTATTGTTCCCAAATTAGCAGATATGGCCGCAAGGTTAGCAACGTTGATATGTGTTGCGGTTATCGAATTAGCCCCAATCCTATCAGCATTCAATATTCCAGTTGTTATATTTGCTGCATTAATGTTCAACACGTTTATTTTAGCTGCATCAATTGTTCCAGCGGTTAATTTATTAGCTGATAACGTTTTTATCTTAGCGTCATTAATTACCCCGTTTTCAATATAAGTTTCACCAGTAATTTGAACTTTATTACCTGCGATCAATATTGACTCAGGGCTAATATTGATTTGATTGACAACATCACCCTTAATCACTCGTAAATTAATATCATTTACCAACTGAGTGATTTGTGATTGACTAGCACTATCGCTTGACGCTGGATAATATGCTAAGTCATCAGTTGACCCTCTAACAAGTTTCATGTATTCAATTTCAAGTTTGTCGTTCAAAGCAAAGTCCGATGAACTGAACGCAATATTAGTAGCACTAGCGCCACCGCTCGTAGCGATTTCAACTTTATAAGTTGCCATTGTTGCCGTGACTGGAACCATGAAACTGTATCCAGAGCTTTGACCTTTTCCAGTTTGAAGCTGAACATAGACATTTTTAGATGAATTACTTTTACATCTGATTACAAAAGTTAGTGTCTGATTTAGAGTCACAGATGAGATAAAATCGATAGTCATGTGTCTTGCATATAAATCAGCCGATTTACTTAATACAGTCCATCTAAAATTAGGATGGATGCTTAAAGACCAAGCACCTGGCGTAACATCCGTCCAGTAATCAAAATTGTTTTTTAGACCTGCATTTTGCAATAAATTACTTTGCAACGCTTGTCTTTGAGTAATTACTGAAGTCAACTGATTATTCAAAATTGTAAATTGAGTTTGAGTCACCTTATCAGCAACTGCTAATGCAATACTGCTATCAGTCTGTTGAGTTGTACTATATGCTGTCAACTTGTTATTAGTCCATGATTGCACATTAGATGTAACTGCTGTAGCAGATTGATTAATCTGTGAGGCTACTGAAACTTTGTCTGCGTAAGTGTTTGCAACTGTAGTCTTAAATCCGCTTAAATCTTGTGATAGTTGAGAAAGTTCAGTTTTATCTGCTTTTCCACCAACATCAGTTTGTATTTTAGATATTGCTGATTCAAATCCACTATAATAACTTTGTAAGCTACCAATTTGTGTTGTTTGTCCGTCAGTTTTAGTATTAAGAGCCGATATTTGCCCGCTTTGAACCGTGAAACTTGATTCAAGACTAGAAACTTTGCCAGTGATTGTATTGACATCAGCCTGATTTGCTTTTAAAGCTATTTGACCAGCCATTGTACTGATACTACCTTCTGCAGAAGTCACTCGTCCTTTTACAGTATCAACATCTGTTTGATTCGCTTTTAATTTTATCTGTCCCGCCATTGTGGTGATAGCACCCTCTGCGGTCGATACTTTTCCAGACAATGTATCAACTTCTGATTTATTAGCTTTTAAAGCAATGTCTTTTGAATTTTGCTCTATGGAAGTTGTAGCCTCTATAATCTTATATGAATTTAATCCGCCATATGGTTGCCAAGAAAAGTCTTTTGGATTTTCTGACTGTCTTACTGAGTAACCTACATATTTAGGTATATCATTACTGGTCAGTTCTTTTTCTGATGGCATGTATGGAGTGGCAGTTGATCCTTCTTCTATTTTTAATTTAGTAACTCTTACGTTCGCACCAACAGGTATATAGTGATAAAGCACATGAACACGATTGACCGTTGCGTTTACATTTATAAAATCTTGAGTTAATTGTATTGTTCGAGATACTGTAAGTTTATGAGTAGGATTTTCTATATAATCAGATGAGTTAGACACGCCGGTATAGAACTTACCATTCATATTTTTTGCTCTTACATTAAAAAGAAGCGGTGACCACGCTCCACCATACATTTGTATTCGCATAAAAGTATCGTTCGAGCTGCTATACAGTTCAGTGTTTAAAAATTCAACGTCACAAGATATTGTTATGTAGTCGCCGGCTTTAAATAAATCAGCCACTTTTTTATGTTGCGTGAAATAAATTTCTCCTGCATTTTGGCTTTCTGTATTATTACCAGCGCTTATAGTTTTGAAATCTTTAGTACCGTCCAACAAATTCAAATTAGGATAAACAGTTGTGAAATCATCCGTGCCGTCTGCGCTGTTGGCGTAGGCGGTATAGTTACCAATTTTATCGACATTCGCCTGGACAGCTGTTACCTTGCTATCTGTCTCTGACTTAGAAGAGTAGGTGTTAGATACTGTAGTCTTGAAGTTATCAACAGTAGACTGCACTGTAGAAATTTTTGTATCCGTTTGGGTCTTGGAGTACACTGTGCCTTTAAAGCCTTCGTAATCTTGCTTAAACTGTGACAAGGATGTATTGGTACCATCAGTTTTGGTGACTAATGTGCTTACGCCTTGCGAAGTAATGTCAATAGCTGTCTTGTTAGCCGATACTCGTCCAGACAATGTATCAACTTCTGATTTATTAGCTTTGATTTTAATATCTGATGCATTTTGGGAAATTAAAGTTCGTTGATTATCAACCGTACCTTTAATTGCGTTTACCACAGTTGAGTCTGCCTTTAATTTGATGTCGGTAGCGTTCTGACTGATTGCCGTACCTTGTGATGAAACCGTATCGGATAACGCGTCTACCGTTGTACTATTCGCTTTAGTAGCCAACGTGTTGTTGACATTGGTTATTTCCGTTGTCACTCGAGTATCTACGCCAATCGCTTTGTTGAGTGCTGTTTTCGCATCTGTGATTCCTTTGTTCGCATTGATCAACGCTGTATCAGCATCGCTTTTAGCTTGGTTAGCGATTGTATCTAGCGCTAAAACGTCTTCGGATAATTTTCCTGCATCACTAATTGCTTTATTCGCATTATCCTTAGCAGTATTTGCGCTTGTCAATGCTGTTTGTGCATTAGTAGCTGCAGTTTGAGCTTGTGACTTTGCATTATTTGCAATCGCATTCACATCATTAATTAGTTGTGTATTTGCTTGAACGGCTGCAACACTGGCATTGGCTTTATCAACTGCATCTTGTGCAGCAGTTTTGGCTTCAGTTGCATCAGACTGAGCTTTTGAAACTGAATTGTTAGTTTCAGTTATTTCAGCTTCTACTTTTTTATCTAAGTCTTTTATAGCCTCATCTTTTTCAGCAAGAGCCGCATCAGTTTCTTCTTTGGCTTGGTCTAACTTCTCTTGCATATCCACTTCAAAATCACCTTGCCATGAGGTATCAATCAGATTGACCCAAGAACTACCATCCCACCGATACATAGTTGTCTTGTCACCATCTTTTTGGAAATATAGATCTCCAACCTTAGGCTTAGGAGGAAAACCACCTCCTGAATCTCCATAATAGTTAGTGTTTTTTCCATTAGCAGATATAACTGCAGCAATCGCTTGACGTTGAGCAGCGTCTGCTACATTTTTTATTTCATTAACGTTATCGTTAACCCATTGGCCAAAATTTGCTTTTTTAGCACCCAGAGTATAGCTATCATATTGATTTAAGAGAACATTATAAACGCTGCCGACAACTTTCGCTTCAGCGGTGATATTTAAAGGTTCAAAGAAAACTTTCACCGTATCAGCCAAATGAAGCGATTCTACTTCTTCGACATTGTAGCTCTCATCTAGTCCCCCACTCAAGTCAACTGTTGAGACTTTCAATGTGACTTTAGGTATGCCGACTTTATTCGCTTTCACATAAGACTGGGCAAGATTTCTTAACTTATCCTCCGAATAAAGATTCTTATCATTGAATTTTTCGGAAAAATCAACCATTGAGACACGCCGATTAGGGTATTTATCAACATACTCACTATCTACAAAGAACTCAGGTAATGTATGTAAAACGTAGAATCACCATTTGTTTCATTGACATAAGGATAAATCGAAGTATAAGTTTCTAAAATACTTTCTTCTTGCTCAAAATCAGTAAGGTTACGCCCATAAGCAATAATGGTATTAGAATATCGTCCCCTTTGGTTCAGTAGCCTAATTTGATAATTATCAAACTGATATTCCCCACCCCAGTTGTCAAGAATAGAGCCTTTTACACCTCCCAAGATATTTCTTGGATTTTTGAAATCTGGAACCTTCCACTCAGTGCTACTGACTGTTGTAATATCAGAGTAAGCTGTCAGTGGATGATTATCCGCAATAGCACTCAACATCTGATTTAAAGCCAACTGAGCATCCGCTTTATCTACTATTGTGTTTGGTTTTATTGGCAAGTCATTTGCGATGTAGCTGACGTGTTCCGCATGGATTGGAATGATCCCGTTAATGTTTTTCCCTACGGATTTTATCCGAAAGAGCTGTCCCTCTTGGTCTCCTGTATCTACTTTAATTTGCGCATCATTAACCAAGTATTTTGTCAGTGGTCCATTTGCTAAGTATTCAATATCTAGTTCAAATTTTCCGTTTAGATCTTCTGGTACTAATGCAGAGGTACAGTCAATCATGACCCCTAAACCAAGATTATTAAAATCTGTGTGCCCGGGGCTATAAAGTATTGGATATGTCATGCAAGTTCACACCACCTTTCTATGATCGTTCCAGTAAAGGCCGAGTTGTCCCAACTAATCGTATTTGAACCAATCTTTAATGTCGGGAACGGATAAGAATAAACTTTGTCCATCTGACTGTTCTTTTTTGCTAGGTCAGTGACTACTTGATTTTCACAATCAATCACAACTCCTCCGGTTACATTTTTCAGAATAAAAGACTTACCGTTTACTTTCAAAGTCACGTTTCCTGTCCCTGTTAAAGTAATGATTGGGTAAGCAATTTGTGTTCCTTTGCTTTGAAAAGTTTCTCCACTTTTTAAAGCTCGCACCTTATCATAAGTAGATTTGAGATACTTAAAAGGGAATAAATCAAACGAAAGTGTACAATCAGCCCTTTGAAAGCTTTCTCTACTAAATGTAGCAGATGTTAATTTTGCCTTAAATACATAGTCCAGATATAGATTATTTTCTAGAATTCTATATCCTCCTTTTGCCTTACCTAACCATTCCTTTGCTAGGCTGATTTGCCTTTCAATTTTGCTATTAAACAAACGTTCCATATACATATTCATTGGGAAAGAAATGTTTTTATATCTATTTTTACCAATAACGACAGAACCATCTCTTCCTGGTATTTCAATATCTGTCGTTTCAAATTCAGCGCTTTTTATTTCAAATTTTTCAAGTAAAGCTAGTCCAAAATCTCCTGAATTAGTATTATTAAAGATTATTGTACTTTCGTTATGAATCATTGAAACCCTCCTCTCTGATTCTTAATTTGTTGAGTATACATTTCCTCCATTAATCGTTGGACGTCTTGCTTGTTTTTGGCTCTTCCAATTAATTTTCCATCAAAATAAAAGGCAGTTTCCTTTTGCGAGATAATCTTTAAAGTTTCCAAAATATGATTTAGAGTTCCTTCATTTATTGAATTGTCAACAACTGGAGTATTAACTACTAACTGTTGTTGAACTGCTCGCATATCTCTAAATATCTTCGCATCAGCCGGAATTCCGCCAGTACCTTTGGCATATTTCGGAATTAATTGAGCTGTTTTACTGGCTTTCAAAACACTTGAACCCTTAGGTAAGTTTAAAACGACATCTCGACCTTCGGGAATGAAGCTTTGGCCTGTTGGCAAAGTAATCAATTCTTTATATAGCGAACCTTTTTGATCATTAACCATTGCGAGTCCGCCTTGGTGGTAATTAGTACCCGTTGCATGTTTGGTTATTTTTTCATATATTTCTTGAAAAATATTTTTATGAGTGGTGGTTAAAGTTGTATTCTTCTCTTTAGGAAGGCTATCAATAGCTCTTTGAGCTTGGGAGACTCCATCTCCTGTAAGATTTTGAGCAAGAAGTTTTTGCTGTTTAGGAGATAGTGAATTCCATTGAGTAATCGCATCGGCCGCGCCTTTTTTCTTACTCAATACATCCGCATTGTCTGCGAACATTTTCTTAACATTCTCAGGCATGGCATCCCATGCTTTTAACGCACTTGCGGCTGCACCTTTTTTGTTTTGGAAATCAGCATCATTACCTAAAAGTTTTTTAACATTCTCTGGCATAGAATTCCATGTATTCAATGCTTGAGTGGCGTTTCCTTTTTTACTTAAAAAATCTGTATCGTTACCCAGCAAATTTTTGGTCTGGGCAGGAAGAGTATTCCAACCAGCTAAAGCCTGTTGGGCAGTTTCTTTATTTTGTAAGAAATCTTTATTATCACCAAGAATTTTCTTAACAGAATCTGGCATTTCATTCCAAATTTGCATATTCTGCTTACTGTCTGCAATCGCAAGCAGCCCTTGTTGATTATTGACAACCAAGTTCTTTTGCTCAGGAGAAAGCTGGTCCCATTGCCCGCTTGCAATTAAAGCTTCTGCGACTGTAAATCTGGCATTCGTTGTTAAATTAGCGTTCTTCAAGATGAACTGCATATTATCCCAACCATCTTTACCTTTAAGAGCTTCTGCGATTGCTTCTGGAATATTTGTTTTAATTTCCCCCGTTTTAGGGTCAAAAATCATAGTATTCCAAGCATCATTCGCTTTTTTAGTGTCGTTTGACATACCTACGGCATATTTAGCTAAAACATTACCAGAATCGCCAGTCTTCTTATTAACATCTCCAAGTTTTGCGAGGAGTTCATCTAGCCCAATACCTGTATTTTCTGTATATGTCCGTATTTCATTTTCTGCGTTTGTACGCCATTGCGAGTACCCAGCTTCGCCTAGTTTTAGATTACCTCTTAAAACTTCCTCAGCTTGGGCAACTGCAGTTCCGTATTTTCTTAATTTATCAACTCTCTCCTGCTCAGCAGCAGCCATATTTTCGTTATAAGTATCCTGAGTAATTATTTTACCGTCAAGCAGTTTTTGCTGGTCTGCTTTTTGTTGATCATACTCTTTGTTAGCTTGTTTTCTCATTCCTCTCATATCATTAATGACTTGTTGAGCTTGGGATTTAGACATATCATTAAACTCACCATTGAGAGCCTTCATTAAAGTATTCTTTTTATTACCTGTTATTTTAAGAGCGTCAGCCTCTGATTCGAAAATAACTTTCATATCTGAACTTACACGAGCCTGTTCATCAACAGTTAATGCACGATTTTTTTCGTCTCGTTTGTTGGCGTTGATATAAACTTGAGAAATATCATTTGCAGAAGCTTCTACAACAGACTTAGCACTTTCACCCCTTTTTTTCATTTCAGCAATTTGCTCTGCTGTATATCCTGTCCGCTTCATCGCTTCTTCAAGTTCTTTAGTTGATTTGTCAATATCACCTTTTGTTCCTTTGGAAAGTGAATTGATAGCATCTTTAACTTTTTGAGCTGAATTTTGGCTTCCGGTACCGAACTCTTCCATCGCTACTTTCGCCTTGTCCACTCTATCTCTAAAGTTATCGATTTTATCTACCGTTTCTTTTGGTACTTCAACTTGACCAAAGAACTTAACTCTATCTTTTGCTTCATCTACAGCTTTGCTTACGCCGATAATTAACCCCGCTAGACCAGCTACACCTAATGCACCAACCGCCACTGGACTTAAACCAGCTAATATTGGAGAGATTCCAGCTAAGGAAGCAGATAGTCCCCCTCCCCCAGCTATCGCAGCGGTTGCTCCTCCTGCTTCTGTGGCAATTCCTCTAAGCGCAAGCTCTCCAGCTCCTTTTGCCCCAATTCTAGCCAGACCACCAGTAACTCCCGAAATAATACTTGTTAATCCACTTAAAGCTTTCGCTGTTGGAGCAACTGCAGCAGCCGCAATTGCCATTTTAATGATGAATTGTTGAGTTTCTGGACTTAGCTTTTCGAATGAACCAGCTAAATTATCTATTTCTTTAACGATTGGCACAATTGAAGGTAAGAGTTTTTGACCTAAATCAATCGATAATACTTCTATGCTTGCTTTAGCTTTATTAAAAGCATTCTTATCAGAATTATTCATTTGGTCTGCGAGCTTTTTAGTATAACCAGTCGCATTTTGAGTTTCTTTGGTTAAGTTGCGTAATGCATCTCCGCCTTGGTCAATCAAGATATTCATTCCTGTTTGAGCTTCTGTACCAAACGCTTTCGCAACTAATGAGCTTTTTTCTGCATCAGTCATACCTTCTGTAGACTTTTTAATGGTGTCAAGCATATCAGGCAAACCGATATTCCCTTTTTTCCACTCATCGACATTAATACCAAGTTCTTCAAAAGCTGCTGAAGATTGTTTAGTAGGTTTTAATAAGCGAGATAAAGCACCACGTAATGATGTACCAGCTTTTTCACCTTCGATACCATTATTTGAAAGCAATCCTACTGCAGCAGCGGTTTGTTCAACATTCATACCTAAAGAGTGAGCAACGGGCCCGACATATTCCATTGCCACACCCATATCTTCAAAACCCGCAGAGGTTTTATTGGCTACAAATGTCAAACTATCCGTTACTCGTTGGGTATTTTTCATCATGGATGCTGTATCTTCAGTCTTTAAACCAAACTGTTCAAGAATAGCAGTTGATGCAGACATTACTGTTCCGAAATCTTCCCCTGAGGCTCTTGAAGCATCTAATACCGCAGGCATTGCCCCAACGGTTTGGTTGAAATCATAACCACGCTTAATCATTTCTTCCATACCATCATTGATAGATGAGGTATCGATACCGTATTGTCTAGCCCATTGTTTAGATTTATCTGATAAGGTATCCATTTGCTTAGAAAGAACATTTGCTGGTGTGCTATCTGATAATAAAGCTTGGATTTCAGTCATCTTACCATTGAAATTGGTTGCTGCTTGAATTCCTTTTGCGAACACTGCAGTGACTGCTACTGAAGCAGGAGTAGAAACAGAAGCAATCGAATTTAATCCACCACTTACTTTTTGAAATCCTGTCGATAGCTTAGGTAACAGAGATGTTTGTTTATACTGTTCCTCTGCTGCTAACTTTAATTGTGATTTAAATTGAGCCATCTGAGCGCTTGCTCTTGAAATGTCAGCCGCATATTTTTGAGTGCTAGAACTTGCTTTCCCATCAACAAGTGAACCGTCATAAGATTTTTTGAGTAAATCTAATTGTCTTTTTTGTGTCTCAATGGATTTAGTTAGAACTTCCATCGGACTTCTAACTCCGTCAACACCTTTGCCAAATGTTGAAAATGATGTTTGAGAAGTTTTTAAATCATTTTTTAAGGCGGATAATTGCTTGTTAACGCCAGTGACGCCCTTTGCAAAGCTGGAATCATCAAAGCCCATTTCAATTATCATTTTCCCTAAAGGTGTATCTGCCATTGCTTTCTCCTTGAACTTTTATTGTTAATTCAAGGATAAACAAAAAACGCCCTTAAAAAGTAGCGTTTTTATATTAGTTATCCATTAAAAACTTGTCGTTCCATAGTTACTAGAATCTCACCGTGACTATTCCCTGTCATTATACCTTCTTGTCGCCATGTGTTTTCCACCATAGATATTACTTTCCAGCCTTGTCTAGCAAATGCGTTTAACATTTCCTCCATAGGTTTTGTTTTTGTATCTCCAATCATCATACGATCACGAAACTTCAATACCTTATATTCAAACTTAGGAAGATTGGTGTAAAATTCTTTAATTCTTTCGTTTTGTATATCTTTATCTTTATTGGATATTTCTATTTTTGTTAATTCTTGTAGAGCATTTCTTTGGCTCTGTAACTCTTCTAAATCTATATTTACATCTTTTAAAAAATCTACAAAATTAATCTGAGAGTGCAAAAGAAAATTATAACTTAAAAGTTTATTTACTATTTCTTTAACTCCTTCTGGAGTTATGTCTATAGCAATTACATTTTTACTATTTTCTATGAATTTGTTGTATAAGTCTTTGTCTGCGAATATAGGTTTTTTTATATTAATTGCAGTCTCTTTAACCTCATCAAAAAAATATCTAATTTCCATATCACGCTCCAGTATTTTTTATTTAATTATATCTCTTTTTTAAATAAAAAAACAGCTCATAAGAGCTATTTTTATTTTAATGACTGTCCAAATTCCCATAGTGATAACACTTTTTCTTGTTTAGGCTCATCGGCGCTACCATCATTTGATATAATTTTTGCACCAACTACAGAAACAACTGTAGAAAAATCATTACTAAGGATATCTGCTAAAGTATATGAACCAGTCGATACTAGCGTTTTTACAAAGTCTAGAAATTCAGAACGAGCTTCTGAGACTGTCATTGTTCCTTTTTTTCGTCACCCGTAACTTCTTTTGAACCAGTAATCGTTTCAAAAACATCTTTAATGAAATTTTGCAATCCCCAAGCAGGTACACTTGCTAAAATTGATTCTTCCGTTACCTTTGAACTATCGAATAAACCAGCGATGAAATTAATCCGTTTTTTATAAACGTCTGAAATAGACATCTTATCAACGTTTTTTTCAATTTCAGCTGCCATATCCCAATAATCAAGAAGCTTTTGACCGCTAACATGTTCTTGAGTAACAGTAAACTCACCGTCTTTATCACGAAGAGTAATTGATAACTTAGTCATTTATTTCACCCTCCTGCTACCATTAAAGCATCAGCTTTAATTTCTGCAATACCAGCTGCATCAGTAGGAGCTCCAGTTCCTACAAAGGTAGAGTAGTACAATCCGTTGTCATCAGAACCAATGGCAAAGCTAATAGCTTCTGATGGAAGTTCACTTTGTTTACCTTGTACTGTATTAAACTCAAGACCATCAGAAGCGAACATTCCATCCACAAATGCCATTAAATATGGATGACCTTGAGGTGTTACATCTTCCAATAGAATCGAGCAATATGGAGAAGTGCGATCTGCAGTAGCTTTGTATACACCATTAGTAGATGCAACAATTCCAAGCACTGCATTTTTAATTTTTTCAGGGAAGTCCATGATATCGAACTCAACTTTACCATCTCCAACTCCTTTTCCTGAAATGGAGTATACTTTATTTGAAGAATAAGATTTTACGGCATCAACCGCTAATCCTGATACTTTAGCGGAAACCATACCACCATTATCTTTTTTTCCCTCGATAACAAACTGAGTTTTATCAGGAACTGCAGTTTTACCATCTTTTATACGAATTGTTAAACGTTTAAAACCAATAGGTACTGACATTGTTTTTTCTCCTTATTTTCAATAATTTTCGTAAAGATTGCTATTGCCTTCATAAAACCGAGCATCCACATATCTTTTTGTATCGCTAAAATATTCATCTAGTCCGCCATTCATCTGAAAGAATCCTTTTGTTTTTAGAATATTTTCAACTGTATTTTGTAATTTTTTTACTGTTAATCGGTCAATTGCCTCTATGCTGACCTGATAAACAAAATGTTTAGCTAGTGAATCATTGCTACTCATAGCTGTTTGTTCTGGTGGACCAGTCGGAGTAATTGTTATACTTGTTGAGCTTTCAGATAAATTTTCATATCTTGAATAACTTTTAAGCCCACCTGTTCTTTGAATTGCTAGAATATCAGAGTCATTAGCTAAAGCTTGCATAAGTTCACTTAGCATATCATTCATTTTAGCAACTCCTTCAAATTAGCTTGCGCTGTCTTAACAAATTTTTGTCCTTGAGCATTTGAAAATCTTTGTAAAGCACCAAAACTTTTATAACGATATGATTTACCATTTCTGACAAAGCCATTATTTTCAAGATGGACAAGTCTCCAATGCTTACCGTTGTTACCTATCTTTATGACGGGGAATCCTGATGTTCTAGAAACATTCCCTCGAACAACACCAGCTACTGTATCACCAGAATTTGCAAATTGAGAAAGGGTACTCTTTAAATCAACTACAGCTTCATCAGCGGCTGCTTTAAGTGCATCACTTTCTATCTTCTTCACACGAGTTTCACTAAACTTTTCTCTCAATTTTGCTTCAATTTCTTCAAACCCTTTGATTGTCATTGAACTACTCATTAAGATTCGTCCCTCCTAGAATTATTTTCAAGAAAGTTCGGTCATGAAAATCAGGCTGAATGTCTACTATCCCCCAAACCTGACCTGAATATCTAGGATCATCAATAATAACCTTGTCATCATTTTTAGGTTGATAACTCGTTAAGGGATCACGAATTTTTATTGTTGCTCCATTCTTAACGTTTTGGCTTCCTAAGATGCTCAAATCTTTATTGCTTGGGCTATACACATCCGCAAGTGTTTTAAACTTTTCAATCAGTTCTTTACCTCTTCCATCAAAAGAGGTATCAAGACCTACTCGTTTAAAAGTAACTGAAGTTCGCATCGTTCCATTGTTCGTTCGGTTAGAAGATTGAAGGACTTTCTGCGATTTTATCATCACTTTCCTCGCTTTCTTCAGGTTGATTAGCTAGAAAAACGTCACGAATGTTTTGAGCATAATTCTCTTTAAACTCATCAAGTGCATCATTGTAAGTATAGCGTGAACGCTCATAGATTAACTCCTCAACTTCGGGGTCAGTAGCATCAGATACACCAACCAACCGAAGAATTGAAGTATAAGAGGCAATGAGCATTTTTGTTAAATTGGCAAGTTCATCAGGATCTTCTGTATTAATCCGCATCCTTTGTTTAAAAGATTTAAGATGACCATCCGCCCAAGTTCCCGCATCGCTCATTTACTTCTCCTTTACTATTAAGCTTCTGTGACTGTAACTGGGGCAACATTAGACTGTAGCAAGTTTTACAACCCGAGCTGTATTATTGTCGTAAGCTTTTCCGTAGTAGAAAGCTTTGACAGTATAAAGTTGCAAGTCTTCGAGAGCGAAAGTTTGGTCAAACTCTTGCATTCTTGTTCCGCCCATATAAGCCCAGTAGCGGTTAGCCGCAAAGATTACTGATTTTCCTTTTGGCACTGCAACGGATTGAACAATTTCAACACCGAAAGGTAAAACAGTTACCCAAACACCGTTATCCGTGAGATACATGAATTTAGCAAGAGTAGAGTAATAATCATCAGGATTAACTAACATTTTTACTTGTCCAGAGATATTTACTGTGATATTTTTTTCATTTTTAGAGAGAGCTTGCATTACAGGGGCGATTTTTTCTGCTGCATTGTCAGGATCAATATCAGACCAATCTGCAAAATCGGCTTTATCTGGATACGTTGTTACACTACCCTTGATAGCGCCTTTAGAGAGATCCTTCATCAATCCAATAGGTTTTTTATTTCCATCTCCTGAAACTAAAGCTGTTTCGAGTGCCACAGCCATCGCTTCAGACATTTGAATGATAATAAATGATTTCAACCAGTCATAACCATTTTCAAGAGCATCTTTAGGGATTGCGACAAAAGCAGTTAATTTGTTTTGAGAGAAGTCTACTTCGTGGAAAGTTTGGTTTAATTGACCTTTAATGCCATCAAAAACTTCTCCCCAAACAGCCGTACTACCACCATAAATTGAATCAGCGACTGTAGCTTTCATTTTCAATCCGGCGCTTTGGAATTTGATAATATCCAAAAGCGGATGAGCGTTTTGTAATTCCAGAAATACTTGGTTCATAAGTTCAAGAGGCAAGGTCACTTCTGGTTTCCCTACGCCAGAAGTAATATCATTAAAGAATTTAGTTTCATTTTCAGAAAGTCCATTAGTTGGACGCGAAGCCATTAATTCGTTGATTTTATCTGATGTTGAAGCATTCATGTTTTCCATAATTTCAGCTCCAAGAGTGTTCATCATTTTGTCAAAAGCTTTAGATTGTGCTGCTTCATCTGCACCCTCTTTTACTGCATTAGTATATTTCTCTACAGCCGCTGTGTAATTAGGTAGTTTTGTGTAATCCATTATTTAATTCCTCCAAATTTAAATAGTTGATTTTTAAGCGGCTTGTCTGCCGAGTTATTAGCTTCAAATTCTGCTTTTACTGCAGCTATTTTTTCATCAATTAAATTAGTAATTGAATTCATTTGTTCATCATCGAGTCGAATGTCAAGCGTTGGTGATTTTTTTGCTTCACCATTGATCATATTTTTAAACTGGCTAATCTTATCATGAGATAACACTGGAGACATACTTGCAACCAATTGAACTTGTTGATTATCTTCAAAAAGAATTTCATCAACAAGTCCTGATTCCTTAGCTTGTTTTGCATTAAACCATGTCTCAGCATCCATCATTTTTTGAGCTTCTTCAACGGAAGCGCCCATTTTCTTTGCGTAAAGGTTCGCTAAATTTTCGCTTGAACCAAGCAAGATATTAGACATGTCTGACATATCACGATAATCTCCTGCTTGAAGAGCAGAAACATTATGAATCATTATTTGACCTGTCGGGGTCATCGTTACCTTATCAGCTGCTAGAAGCGGAAATGTTGCTGCACTAGCACAAATTCCTGAAATTTCGGCAAATACTTTTCCTTGATATTTCCCTAAATCAGTGAAAATTTCACTTCCAGCGAATACTGATCCCCCACCCGAATTAATTTGAATTGTGACATCTTCACCATTTGCATCATCTAAGAAAGTTTTAACATCCTTAGGGGTGATGCACTCCATACCAAACCAGTCATAAACTTCTGCATCATCATTATCTGCGACTGCACCATTAAATTTAAGTGTCTTCACTATCTTTTCCTTTCTCTTCATAATTTTTTGTCATAATAAATCTGTCTCCGTCTGGTATTGGTGGTAAATTAGAAGCCTCACGTACTTCATTTATTTTCACTACGCCACTAGAGCCGACTTTATCAATCGCATCCGCACGGTCAAGAATATTAATCGTTTTAAAGCCAGTCATTTGTAAGGTATTCCCATTTATAAAACCTGATTCTTTTATTAATAAACTGGCAAATCCTTCAGATAACTTGTTTCCAAGTGGAATCGCTGCAGATTCAATTGCTAAATCTAAATTATCAGAGTTATTTGCAGTCTCTCCAAGAACTAAAGCTGGTGGAATTCCTAGCAATCCAGCTATTTCACCAATAAAAATCTTCTTTAATGTCCCAAAATCCATGATTTGATTTTGAAGCGTTGCTGATTTACTAGAAGAAATTTCATCATAAGCAGATTGTGCTTTACCATTGTCGGGGACGAATACAATAGGGTCTGTGAGTAAACTTTGAGATAAAGTTGTCGCAAATTGTTTTTGAACTTTTTTTTGCTCATCTTCTTCAAGTTTGGTATTGACGGGAATACTTAACTTGGCTCTCAACTGACCAACTCGCAGTTGATTGGTAATTAATATTCCAAACAATTTCCCATAATCTTCCCACAGACTATCAATATATTTTTTTATTCCAATATTGTCATTATCCAAATGGAAACAGTCAACTCCTTGAGTAAACTATCAAAATACTTTTGAGCATACGGACCAGAATTTGGAGCATTTGCGACATTACTACTTGAGAAATTAATCGTTACACCAGAATAGGTATTTCCATCTAATGAGTAGTTTGTAACAAAGCTATCAGCGACATAAAATTTATCATTATCTCTGATAACTAATAATTCGCCATTGAGTAGCTTTTTTACCATTGCTACTTTAAATTCACTGGCAGTTTGATTTGGATTAGGCTTTACATTTAAAGCATAATTAAAATCTGAATCTGTAATAGAACTTTCATTCTTAAATACAAATTTTCCTTTAGAAATTAATCGTGCCAAGTAACTTACACATGATTCTAAAGCAGCATTTTTCATTCCTAGGGTAGCTTGTGCATTAAATAAGGCTGTGTAACCAGAAACATCAGTATTTTCACTTTTGCTTTTAACCGACGCCCAAATGTCTGAAAATAGTCCCACATTTTCTCCTTTCCGTACTTTTAATTCAAGTTTAATGGAAAAGTAGAGCGAAAAAGTAGCGTTCTTTATAAATAAAAGGCTGCCCAATGGACAACCTGTAATAAAATTATAATAGCAAGTCAGGGAGTCGAACCCTGAGCGCCTACGTTTCCGTACCGTGCTTGCTACGCTGTAAGCCCTTGACTCCTAGAAAGTCCTATGGGTTAGTCAGCAAAGTCTATGACGAGATAGACAACATTAAATAACCCCGTTGTGAATGTAACGACATCACTGTACAGTCGCAAGTTACCAAGCTGTTTTTATGGATTCAAACCAAGGGAATATTATTATCAACCCATTTATAGCAAGCCACTGGTTCGAGCAATGACTTGCTTAGAAGTATATCCAACCGAACGAATTACATTTTGTTTGCTTTCGCTGATAACTTCATAAGTAAATTATCTAATATTTTTACAATCAAAAAGTATCGTTTTATCCCATAAACCAACTCAAATTGTCATAGAAATCAGTGGTATCTACTTCATTTAGTAAATCAGCCTTAAACATTGCTGCTTCAAAAGCTTTAAATCCATCTGTTTTTCGTCTAACATCTTCTTTTTTGATATATTCCACATTCCCATCTTTTTTCAAATGTCTAAGTACATTATTTGTGTACCAACGCATCATGTCATTATCACCAAAATTAATTTTTTGATTAGCGAAACTGTCCTCAATTACCGTTGATAATTGCGCATCAATGGCTCTAAAGTTACGAATGACTTCCACACGATATCCAAGCGGTTCTTCAAATTTGCCATTCCAAGAGACTTCAAACCCAGCTTCTTCAAATTTAGGTTGTAAATACTCCCTCATTTTATAGCCATCTCCACAAATAGTTTGGAATTCATAGCCTTCTTCATCACGCATACGAACGAACCAATCTACAACGTGCTGTGCATCCATTGAGGGTTCATCTAATACTGTGAGCAACCCCTCATCCTCCCATTGTCTAATCGGGGCAAATCGTCGCTTACCATTAACATTTTCATTTGGCTTTGAATAGCTATATATTCTATCGACAAATTCTTTACGAACAAATGAATGAGATTTGAAAACATAATCCCCATCAACCTTAAACAAAGCACCAACTGCAATAAAGTCACGAGTAGAGGCAAAGTCAAATCCTCCAACTGCTGGTAAATTTCGGAGTTCCGGGAACTCTTTTTTTGTTGCTTTTAATTCTTCATAAGTGGCCACGCTTCTTTCAATATCTGTCACCGGCAGGTTCATCCGTTTAGTCATAAATTCATCACGGCCACTCGGGTTAACCTCTAGTTTTTTATATTGTTTTGTAACCTTTTTATACAATCTTTTCGCATAACTGCTCATTGGAAGAGTAAACATAGGATTAGCCATTTCCCAATTTGTTGGATCATCGACTTCTTGCTCATCGTTCAGTTTGCAAATAAAAGGAAATAATTCATCAAAATCAGCATCACCTTTGAGTACTTTATGAGCTAATTCCTTCATTTCATCAATGAATCCCTCGCGAACAAATCCATCTGTTCCGATATAGAACTCTCTTGGATTAGCAACTTTCCCCAAACCAGAAATATAAACATCTGTTACTTTATGGTCTTCATATTGGTGTATTTCATCAAATACTACTGCACCGTCACGCAAACCATCTTTTGTATTTCCATTGCTTGTCTTATAGCGAATAATAGACTGGGTTTTGCGATTTTTGATTTCTTTTTTACCCCAAGAAAACATTCTTTGAAGTTTTTCATTCATCTCAATTGTGTCGTAGATTTCTTCAAAGCTTATTTTAGCTTGATCTTCACTATTTGCGACAAGCGAAATATGATATTTGGGAATTCCGTGCATTGGAGTTTGCAAGTAGTTAGTTACTCCAGAGATTAAACCATTCTTACCGCCACCACGCCCCATCATGATTAAAAATTGTTCAAAAACAATATCATTCCCATCACTCCAAAATAAAAAAATGAAACTAATAATAAATTTTTGAAAGTCCTCTAGTTTAAAATAAAATGTTTCGATATATCTGATACATTTATTTATTTGACTTTCATCAAAGTAAATCTCTTTTCTTTCAAGACGAGGTTCAATTTCTCTAGCGATATATTCAACAAGTTCTATACGTTCCTTGTTAAGTTTTACTTTTTGAGCATGATAAGAATTGATATAATCACTGACATATTTAATCAGCATATAAATCTTCCTCATTAAAATCATTATTTTTGCTCTTTTCGGCTCGTTTTTCCTCGAAAAATTCATCCAATTTTATAAGAGCTGTATTAATTTTTACTTTCTCAGAAATGGCAGGGTTTGGTTTCAAAAATTCTTGATTACCATTAACGACTTTTATCATTGTTCCATCTTTAGAAATAGATTTATCAAGGTTTCTGGATATTCTGACCAAACTACAATATCTCTCGACCTTTTCGATTTCTGAAGCCGATTTTTCATTAATTAGACCTAATAATTCTATTTCAAGTTTGCTTTTTGCCATGGATACCCCCCCTTTCAAAAAAATGGCTTTATATTTGGTTAAAAAACCCCAACCGGTCTGGGGTAAATTTGGAAATAGACCCAATTATTTTAGACCCGGGGGTATATTTCAATTATTTTTCTGTAATTTCCGAACAATAAAATCAGAATTCAAAAGTTTCATCATCAAACTGCTTGTATCTGTGTCTATCATGCCTCTTGTTGTGGCAGTCATGACACAAGGTGCGAAGGTTACTAGGCTCTAGTGCAAGCTCTGGATGATACTCAAGCTCCTTGATATGATCTATCTCTAGTGTCGCAGTCTTAGCCGTTGTCACCCTGCCTTCTGCTTTACACCATTGACATTCATTGTTATCACGCTTGAGTATCTGTTCTCTCATACGTCTCCAAGCTCCTGAGCAATAGAACCTGTGTCTTGCCTTTGGTGTACTCACATCTATCATGATTCAATCGTAAAACAAAAACGCTACGAAAAAGTAGCGTTCTTTATATTATTCATGAAACATCTTAAGTAAATGACCGCCGTCATATTTCTCAGCAAACTGTTGCGTTGCTTTATTATTTCTTGCAATGACTGCAGTCTTTGAGTAATACATATTCATTGTGATCTTAATGATGCCCCAGCGATCAATGTAATAATGTTTGAATATCTTACGATCATCTTCATCTTTAATATTATCTAATGCTTCATTGATAAGCTGAGATTGTTTGGCATTCTTCTTATTACGAATGATAATTCTTAAGGTCATTCGAACATCGTGCCATTGTGCTTTCGTCAATTCTTTTGTCATATTCTAACTCCTGTTATGTTATAATAGTATTAGAATAAATTAATCGCGAAGCCCATTGCCGTGGGCTTTTTTGTTTACCACCAATGCAATGCATATCTACCAAACCAGATAATAAACATGATTAATATAATTGGAATTAAGCATCCTCCGATGCACCCATCTTCGTCCATTTCATTTTTCCTCCAGTTGAGTTTAGCGAGTTCCTAGCTCAGTATGATATAATTTGTTAGACCATAAAAATTATCCATAAAACTTTGTTCTATTAAGCTCGAATTTGGTC